TGTTCTAAACGCGGTTAAAACTGCTGACATAGTGATTGTTGTGTAATTATTTTCATTATTTTCCCAAAAGTCCTTTACATTTGCTCCGAACTATGGTATAATATACCCATACAGTTTAAAAGATAAGGAGTTTAAATGAATATAACAACAATAAAAGAAATCGTTCAAGAATTTGATGGCATCAAATTTTCAACTAGTGGTAAAACTTTCGAAGGCTATGTCAAAGAAGTTAACAACACTGATATACACGTAAGAGCATATAATAAAGATGAAGTTGGACCTGATGGGTTTGCAAACCATTCTACATATATCTTACCTTACGTAACATTTAAAGGTATTAATATAGAATGGTTTTATGAAGGACAAGGCGCTGATAATTCAGCAATTGGAATGTCTGGATATTGGGTTAACGATTTACAAGAGGTAGTAGCATAATGAAAATAATATTTGACGTAGATGGAACATTAATGGATGTTGAACACAGAAGACATTTTGTCGAAGGAGTATCAACAGATTGGAAAGCGTTTGAAGAAGCAACAAAAGATGACACTCGTATGGAGCATGTCTTTGAAGTTGCAGAATCAATGTATGACGCTGGCCATGAAATAGTTATTGTTTCAGCTCGTAAAGAAAGACAAAGAGAGTTGACTGAGCATCAACTTAAACAGACAATGGGCGTATTTTGGTCGCATCTTTTTATGAGACCAGATGATAGCTTTGAGCCTGACCATCAGTTTAAGCAAAGAGTTTTAGATGAACTTATTAAAGCTGACTGGAAACCAGACATGGTATTCGATGACAGAGACCAGGTTGTTGAAATGTGGAGAGCAAACGGCATTCCATGTTTTCAAGTTGCACCGGGGAACTTTTAATGGGTAAGTTAAGACAATGGTTTAGAAATTGGTTTGATACTCAAGTAGAGAAATCATGGCAAAGAAAAGCAAATAAAATGTTTGAAAAACATAGTGTAGAATACAGGGACGGAGACAACACTTGAGTAGAAAGGTGTTAAGAGTGTCAAGTTTTTTCACAAAAAGTGAAAATAATCCTTTACATTTGCTCAAAAGTATGGTATAATATACATATATTCGGAAAAATTGATAAGGAGTTAATATGAATAAATTAGTAATACACACACAATATCTCGAGAACTACGGGGATTCAAAAAAAGACGCGTACATGAAGTTCAAGGGTGGCACTACTTACGTAATGTCTAACTGCGGCGAGCTCAATGAAAATGAGATTGCTACTTTCGTGGCTAGAGTCAAGCCATATATAACCACTGACTTAGTCAAGTCAAATGGTGGTTCAGAAGAATACATCAACGGTGTAAAAGTTGTTCCTCACACAGAGCAAGTTTGCGCTGACTGGGATTCAGTCACAGAATTTTCTTTTGACCTTTTTGGTGATGTTAACTTCATCAAAATTACTGACAACCGTGAAGATGGTTGGATGAGAAAAGAAATTCTCGAAACAACTGAGACATGGACTAACGACCGTGAAAACTATAAGAAAGAATTCTTAATGGATAACGGCGAATTCTGTGTCGGCAATAAAGAAGCTGGAGCATGGCTCAAAGAGAATGCACCAGTAGAATCAAGAATTGAAAGAAACATAACATTTTAAGGAGTATATTATGGAAAGATATTTAATAACAACAGAGTCATATATCTATGCAGAGGACGAGAAAAAAGCAAAGTCACTCGCAGGATATGTGCAAGGCAAACAAAGAAAATCATATGACAACCAATGTCATGTGACAAATCTGCAATACGCACCATTTGGTGGCGGATTCTCAGATAAGAATTTAATTGAAGGAGAAATACTATGAATGAAGATATCATGAGTCTATTAGAAGACATACAATGTAAGCTAGACAATATGGAAAATCAAATCAACAATATGGCTGGTGAAGTCAGTTCTTTAGGAGATATTGAATCAAGAATCGATTCAGTCCAAAGTACTGTTGATTCTATTGAAGGGAGGATTGAATAATGGCTAAAACATTTGATGCGCTTAAAGCAGAATTACTGCAAATAAAAGAAGAGATTGAAATGAAAGACATCATTACAAAACTCGATAATCGTAAAGCTAAACTAAAAGAAGAAGCTAAATTGCATAAAAAGCTTACACGTTCTGTAAAGAAAGCAGGCGAACATATGCCAGGCTCTCTTGATTTTAATTCACCAGAAAATATGTATCATTCAGAAAAAGAAGTATCTCGATTTTTAGAAGATACTTCTTATATGGATGCTTATAACGCGTCTAAACTAGACCAGGAGTGGAACTAATGAGTGTATTACACAAATTAATCTCTTTGCAAGATGCAAGAGATAGAGCACAGGACCCAGACTTTAAACTGTTATGGGAACAAAAAAGATTAGAGTTGATAAGACTCGCAGAAAGAGGAGAAAAAGGACAATGGGCCAATACGACGAAAGAGTTGAAAAGCAACGAATTAAACTAGCAGCTGAAGACTGGGCAAAAGGTGTTAAATCATTACATGCTCATTCATTAAGTTCAATGTGGTATGATAATAGACCGCAAGATACTGAAAGTGGTAAAAGAGTTATTGATAAGGAATATAATAATGGCCTTGTTGAAAGAACTTTATCTAATGGCGAAACATTCTTATTTACAAAATATGAACTAAGAGGCGATGATTTAATTAGCGCTTATTCGCAAAATAGCTAAAAATAATCCTTTACATTTACAAGAAAGTATGGTATAATATACATTATGAACGAATATTTAATAGAAACAAATAGACACATGGGAGGTATACAAAAAGTATATAGGTTCCCTAATGGATATGGCGCTAGCGTTATTCAGCATAAAGGTTCATACGGATATGTAAAAGGCCAATGGGAACTTGCAGTGTTAGATGCTGATGGTTCACTAGATTATACAACCGAAATAACAAATGATGTCATAGGGTATCTAAATGACCCAGAAGTAGACAATTTATTAAGACAAATTTACAGATTATGAAAAAAACTAAAAGAAGTCCTGTGAGTACTTTAACTCATACAACAAGAGAAGTTGCTATAGATTTCCTAAGATGGAGAAAAGAGCAAAAAGAAAAATCAATGATTGGACATAATGGAGGACCTAAGTAATGGCAGTAACTAGTTTTTATATGGGTTCACTTAGGTATTCACCATGTGGTAGAAAAAGAAAGAATCATGCAGCTAATAGAGTTAAAAAGAAACCTGTAGCTTTTCAATCAGCTGCTTTAAAAGAATCTCAATTAAATAAGATAAGAGAAAGACAAGCAGTTCAGTACAATTCTATAATGGAAGAATACATGAAAAATGGTAATTACCATGAGATTAAAGGCGATTGTACTAAACAAGAGCCAATGAAATATACTGGCACTTTAGTCAAAGGTATTGCTACTATGCATAAGTCAAATGCTGTACCAGTTATTTCTCAAGAAGAAGCAACTGATATTGCAAATATGAGGAGAAACTAATGAATACATTTTTTACTATATTAATTACAATAGGAGCAATGGCGTTTGCATATATGTCAGCACATGTTTCTGAAGAACAAAGAAAAGGTAAACATATACCTTTACCTTGGGAGAAAGATTAATTGTTTTTGGCTGGGTCTCATCAACGCGACTCCTTATCACCCGCAGAGGCCTGGTCAACTTTTTTAAAAATAATCGTTTACATTCAATCAAAAGTATGGTATAATAATATCATTAACATATATAAGGAGAAATATGGCAGCAAATAAAAGAAAAAGAGGACCAAGTCTAGACGATAAGTTTCTTGGACCAGAACCAATTTACACTGAGGAATCAGAGTTCAACGACAGAGAGTGGACAAGAGGAGCTTCTTGGTATAACTATTTTTATAAGACAAAAGATTATATGCCAACTACGTATCAGTTTGCAATGGATTATTGTGGGTATGATAAAAAGAAAGTCCAAGTACTTAAAAGACTTAAGGACTATAAATTTATGTCAGTCAATAAACAAATCAAACTTTATTATAGAGGGTGGGTATATTCAGATGAACAACTTAATGACATTAAAGATTTTATTAATGCTCAATACAAAATTGCTTTAAAAGAAAAGAAAGTTGAAGACGCTGCAAAAGCAAATGTAGTTGTTATCAGTCCAGCTGAAAGAACTCGTAGAAAAGTCATGGATACTGTTTATGCTGATTTTGATATGGAAATAGTTGAAGGTTGGTTAGAAGGAGACTTTACTAAAAAATTCAGTGCTTATAATCGATTCAAAGGAGCTGGTTTAAAAGGTAATGCAATCAAAATATTTAGAGACCTATTAGAGTTTGAATACAATAACATTAATGAAGCATACGAAAAAACATGTGACCAATGTGTTGAAGCATATTCTCATTACTCTAAAGGCGAAAAGAATAAAATACTTAAACAGTTTAGAGAAATATTTGCTGACTTAGACAGATTAAAAGATTCATTTAAAGCTGAAAGAATGCCAAGAGCTAAAAAGCCAAAATCATCAGATACTCAAGTAGCAAAATTAAAATATTGCCAAGAGAATATAGACGCTAAATTAGTATCAATCAATCCTATATTGATACCTACTAAAAACAAGCTTTACATATATAACTGTAAGAATAAAAAATTGATTGAATACGTCACGCATTCAACAACTGGATTCGAAGTATCAGGCACATCAATAAAGAACTTTGATAAAGAATCTAGACAAGCTACTTTAAGAAAGCCTGATGAAATACTACCAATGATTTTAAATAAAACAGAAAAACAAATTGAAAAGATTTGGGATACATTAACAACAAAAATAGATAAACCAACAGGCAGAGTTAATGCTGACTGTATATTAATGAGAGTATTTTAGGAGGATAATATGCTATCAGTCGGAGAAAAGTTCCCTGCCTTCTCACTACAGGGAATCAATGAAAAAAATGAATTTGTGAGAGTTGAAGTAAACGAAAGTTATATGCCACAGAAAAAACAGTGGAGTGTAGTTTATTTTTATCCTAAGGACTTTACTTTTATATGTCCAACAGAAATAGCTGGGTTTGACTGTTTAGTCGATGATGCTAATGTGATTGGAATAAGTGGAGATAATGAGTTCTGTAAATTGGCTTGGAAACAAGATAATAATATGATTGGTAATATCAGTCATACTTTAGCAGCTGATTGTGGATTAGGACTCTCACATCAACTAGGTATTGTTAACGAAGAAGAGGGTGTTCCATATAGAGCGACGTTCATCTTTGATAAGAATAGAATAGTACAACATGTATCTATTAACGCTTTAGATACAGGAAGAAACGCACAAGAGGTATTAAGAACATTGAAAGCTTTACAAGCAGGTGGTCTTACAGGTTGTGCATGGAATGAAGGTGAAGAGTTTGTCGGATAAAGATAATCCAGTAGAACAGAAGATTATGACAAAGAAGAGATTCTCTGCAGCAGTAGAGCATCTTGTCGCAAATAACAATATGTCATATATCGATGCAGCATCTTATGTAGTAGAACAAAGAGGTATGGATTATAAAAATCTTAAAAAGCTCTTAACAGATTCCTTAAAGCAAAAGATTGAAGAAGAAGCTTCAGGCTTACATTTAATCAAAGCAAAGAGAGGTAATAAACTACCTCTATGAATGACCCGTTTGAATCTTATAAATTATATAACGCACTTAAACTCCATTTCGAAACAGATGGATATGATGCAATTAAGTATCATTTTAAGACTTCAGTAAAACCTACGTCATTCTTTAAAAGAAAAGACAAATTTTTCTTTGCAAAGTTAGCAAAAACATACGGACCAGAATTGAAAGAGTTCTATATTGCTAACTTTAAAAACGACGTTAAGTATGTCGGTGATATGCTTAACGAAGGTGGAGAAAGATATTATAGAGACCATAAAAAAATTATGGAATCTTTAAGCTATCAGTTTCAAACTGATATAAATAAACTTAATGATATGGATATATCGTTTGATTCTCTTTTAGAAGCAGAAGAAAACAATCATCCATTAATCATAAAGCTTTGGATGCAAGAAGAAATACAATTGGAAACAATCGTAATCTTGGATTCAATACTTGGTTTTGTAGAACGCGAAAACAAAAAGATAACAGATACTATTATATGGCCTGATATCTATAGAAAGATTATGAAATACAAACCATTCGTAAAGTTTGACAGAGATAAATGTTTACATTTATTAAAAGAAACCTTTACAAATGCCACGTAATGTGGTATAATATAACTATACATTATGAATAAAGTGGATAATTCAGTAATACATTGTAAATATGGAGAAATATAAAATGTCATTAGAAAATCTAAAGAGCATGCGAGGCTCGTCAATCGACAAACTCGTAAAAGCAGCAGAAGCTGTATCTTCAGCTAAACCAGAAACTAATTCCTATGCGGATGATAGATTTTGGAAGCCTACAAGAGATAAAGCAGGCAACGGCTATGCTGTAGTCAGATTCTTACCAGCGAAAGATGGTGAGGACTTACCTTGGGTAAGATATTGGGACCATGGATTCAAGGGACCAACTGGCTTATGGTATATCGAAAACTCTTTAACGTCCATTGGACAGCAGGACCCAGTATCGGAGCATAACTCTGTACTTTGGAACTCAGGTAGAGACGAAGATAAAGCAACTGCTAGGGATAGAAAAAGAAGGCTGCACTACGTAAGTAATGTGCTAGTCGTTTCTGACCCATCAAATCCAGAGAATGAAGGGAAGGTATTCCTTTACAAATTTGGTAAGAAAATCTTTGATAAGATTATGGATGTTATGCAACCTCAATTCGCTGACGAAAATCCAGTAAATCCTTATGATTTCTGGGAAGGCGCTGATTTTAAAATTAAAATTAGAAAAGTAGAAGGTTGGGTAAACTATGATAAATCAGAATTCAGTTCACCAAGTGCTTTGCATGATGGAGATGAATCTAGATTAACAGAAGTTTACGACAAACTGTATTCTTTACAGGATTTCTTAACACCTGAAAACTATAAAACTTATGATGAGCTATCAATGAAGTTGAATAAAGTACTTGGAGTCGATGCGGGTCATTCTGCAATGCCGGCACCAGTAATGAATGAAACTGCAGCTCCAGTAGCGGGTATGAGTACATCCAATGCGGAAGCAATGGGTACTACTCCTTCAGCTGAAGAATCATCTGATGAAGATGATACATTAAGTTATTTTGCTAAATTAGCGAAAGAAAGTTAAAATCTTTTAAGATTTGAGAGGAGGCGAAAGCCTCCTTTTTTT